ACGTGATCGAGGGCGGCCGCCTGCCGTACGAGGACGGCGCGATCCGGGTGCCGCAGGGTCCCGGCCTGGGCGTGCGGCTCGACCGCGACCGCCTCGACTGCTACGCGGAGCTGTACCAGCGGCAGGGCGGCTACCCGGATCACGGAGACGAGGCTCTGCAGCATGCCCTGGAACTGCGAGTACAGCGGGCCCTTGACCGCCTGCGTGCCGACGAGCAGTTTCGCGGCCAGCGCCCCGCCCATCAGCGCGCCCGTCGCCGCGGCGAGGGCGGGCAGCGCCGCCAGGCCAAGGCCGATGCCTCCGGTGATCGCCGCGGGAAGGAACCCGATCCTGAATCCCCCGGCTGCCGCGTCGCCTGCCTTGCGGCCAGCGTTCACCGCCTCCGGGATATCCGGCTTCGGCTTGACCTCCGGCTCGATGGGCTTCGCCTTCGCCGCCGCCTTGAGTTCCTCGCGGAGTACCCCCATCTGCGCGACGGCGGCGGACTTGTCGATCTTGACGGCGATCTCGGGGTTGAGCCGCTTCAGCTCATTAGCCTTGGCGCGGATGTCGTCGATCTTCGCCTGCGCCTCTTCGCTGGTGGCCTTGATCTCCAGCACGACAGTCTTGGTCACCGTGCCGGCCATCAGGTCACCTCCCCCGGTTGCTGTCCCGGATGTATGCGTCTGCGTCGTCGATCAGGGCCGCGAAGTCCGCCACGGCCAGGCGGTCGATGTCGTGCGGGCTCAGGTGCGCCAGGTGCGCCAGGATGAACAGGTATTCCCGGCGCAGGTGCGGGACCGGCTGGGTCAGGATGCGGTGGCTGCCTCCTGCGGGTCGCGGTGCTGACGGGTCGTAGTCGTCGGGGTAGCGGACTGCGGTGACACCGGAGATGGCGTCAGGGACGGGCCCGGCAGGGTAGGGTCCGCCTCAGCCTCCGCGGCCTTCGCCGCCTCAGCTTCGGCGGCCAGCGCCGTCAGGCTCCCCGCGTACGCCTCCGCGAACTTGACCAGCAGCGGGTTGCAGTCCGCGATCGGCTCGACCACGCCGTTCTGCTGCAGCATCAGCCAGTAAGTGAAGTGCAGCGCACGCTGGTCAAGCTCGACAGTGCCCGCGCTCCACTCCGACAGCGTCATCTTGTACGTCAGCCACAGGACCGTCGCCTGCTTCACATCGATGAGGCTCTCGTCGAACTCCCACTCGCGGCCCTCGAAGCTGATCTTCACCTGAACCCCGCCTCCCTCAGCATCCGGTCGATGCCCTTCGCGTACTGCGCCATCGCATCCCCCGCCCGCTCGTCCGCGGCACGGGACAGGAACGGACGGTGCTGGTTGCGGACCCACGTCCAGTCCCGGCGGTCCTCACCGCGGGCGAACACCGGGTGCCGCACCCCGTTGATCTCGTTCGGGTACGCCGACGGCGCGTCGGACGACACCCGCGCCACGTCGCCATCGACCTCAACCCGGATCGAGTCCGGCAGCCGCCCGGTCTTCGAATAGCCGCGGGTGATGTCCCGCGCGCCCTTCGCGATCACCTCCGCCGCCGCCCGCAGGTCCCGCTCGCCGAGCGCGCCCGTCGTCGTCCGCCGGACCCGCGGCGCCGGATCGGACGAGACATCCTTGCTGTAGGGCAGGCCGGGCATCAGACTGTGTCCAGCGTCCAGTACGTCGCCTGCAGCGTGTTGTTCACGCCGTCGTCGTACACGCTGATCGGGATCGTCTGCGTCAGCACCGCCGGGCCCGTGTTGGGCGGCGTGCCATCCTCCAGCCGCAGGTTCGACATGAGCAGCCCCATCTGGCTGTGATCGGTACCGGTGCCGATCGCCGGGCCAGTGAAAACCAGGTTCAGGCTCGTGGCCGTATCGTTGGCGAACGCGCTGTAGTAAGCGGTGCTGGACAGGTACTCCACGACAAACTGACCGGTGATCTTGACCAGGCCGTTCTGCAAGGGCTCGTTCCTGTATCCGAGCTTCTCCGGCGAGTACCGCGTCAGGTCAAGCGGCCGGGTGAACTTCAGCGAGAACGACTTGAGCAGCCCCGCCTGCGTCGGCGACGTCAGCGACGTCACCCCGGCCACGGTGTTCGGCGTGCCGCCGTAGAACAGCGCACCCTGATTCCACTTGAAGACGCCGCCGGGCGGTGCGGTATAGGTCTGCAGCGACGGAACCGCGGCGTTCAGGCCGTCCGCGCTGGACACGTACCCGGTCGCCAGCTCGTTGCGGCCCTCGATCGTCATCGTCCACTTGACGATCTCGCCGATGGTCGCGGAGATCTCCCATTCGCTGACCTTGCACCCGACGTAGGTATAGGGCGTGACGGTGCCGCCGGTGTCAGGGCGTCCCGCCTGCAGCGCGAACGAGTGCCCCGTCAGGTCGCCGGGGATATGCGTTGCCGAGTAGGCGCCCGTCGTACCGTCCTGCGTCAGCGTCGCCGCCGACTGGCCGAACGAGCCGAACATCCTGAACAGCCACCTGTTCAGGCCCTGCGCGGGCAGCTCGCCCGGCAGGCCGCCCTGCACCGCGTACTCAGTGATCACGCGCCGTGCGCTCTTGGCGACCAGCGCGCCCGCGTAGATGCCCGTGCCTTCCTTCGGCGTCTTCACCAGCTTCACGGTGTCGGAGTCGAAGATCGTCGAAGGCGGCGAGCTCCACGTGGGTACCGTCCCGTAAACCGTTTCGTCCTGCGCTACCCACTGGGCGGCAAGACCGCTGGGCAGTGCCATTACATCTCCTTAGCGGGATCAGCGGGCGCGGCCGGGGCCGCGGGCTCAGAGGGTGCCGCGGGCGGCGGCAGGGAATCCGGCACCAGCCGGAAGAACTCGGGGGACGCCTCGCCGTCCAGGTCGATGACGTCGCCCGGCTCCAGCTGGCCGAAGGGCTTGACGCACTCGTACTTCACGCGGGGCTCCTAACTGACCAGCAGGCGGGCGTGATAGCTGACGTTGAACACGCAGGCGCACCCGGCACCATTCGGCGTCTGCCGCGGGTACCAGGCGAACCGGTCGGGAGCCGACCAGAACACCAGGCCGCCCATCGACGCGTCCCCCGGGCCGCCCGCCGACGGGTCACCGCGCAGCAGCAGGTCAACCCCGTGCACGATCGCCAGGCACGCGTTCCGCGCATCCTGCATGACCGTGCCGCCCGTCCACGCGTCCGCCGTGCACACAATGCTGGCGTCCTCGTCACGGGTCCTGGCCTTGTCACTGAACGGCCACAGCTGGGTCGCGTCCGCCGCCAGCGTCCCGCCGGACGGGCTGCCGGTCACCGCGTCCCAGCCGATGTACAGCAGGTTCTGCTCGGCGAGCTCGTCGCCGGTCACCGGCGGCCCGTCGATCACGCGGACAGGTGCCGTCGCCGACTCGCCGAGCAGGACGCTGGCCGTGCACTGCGCCATCAGGTAGTCAGTGACGGCCGGGATCATCGTCGAGTCGGTCACGCGATCGCCGCCCTCGACGCCCCGCCCGAATGCGGGGTCAGCAGCTGGACGGCACGGTTCGGCACCGCGAAACCCATCGGCGTCGGCTGCGTCTCCGACTCCCCGTAACCCGCCGCGCCCGACACCGTGCCGCCCCGCTCCACCGCCCAGATGTGCTTGAGCGCGATCTTCGACGCCTCGTAGATCCCCCACTGGATCACCTTCCGCCCGGCCCAGTAGGTGACGTTGTACTGCGAGTACGGATCGCCGGAGTAGAAGAACGGCCGGCCGGCATACTGGCGGACGATCCCCCGCGGCCCGTCCACCAGCAGCTGATCGAGGTCGTACATGAACCCGTACGTCAGCACCGGCGTGATCGACACCAGGCCGTTAGTCGTCGACCCGTCCCGGCGGTTCGGGTTGGCCAGTGTCGTCCCCAGGTCAGTGCGGATCGGCGGCTTGCTCAGGATCAGCACTGTTCCCTGCGCCCGCACGACTTCCGTGACCTGCTGTGTCACCACCGGGCCGACCACGTACTCAACCCACTCAGTCACGGCCTGGCTGTAGCCGCGGATGATGGAGTCGCGTGAGGTGTCGCTGCCCATCTTCAGGATGTCCCTGGCTTCGGCCAGGGAGATGATCGTCGGGTCCGGCGCGACCCTGACTTCGAAGGAGTCGACATACGCGCCCAGGCTGGCCCCGGTCGCCTGCCACGCCCACAGGTGATGACCGGCCTGCGTGACCGCGAACGGAGATGCGGGCTGGTACTCGCCCAGGCCGATGTGCGCCACAGCCGGGGTCTGCGTCGTCGCGTCCGGCAGCGTGACAGTCAGCACCGGCGGGCTCGGCGACCCGTCCACCGGGTTCCCCGCGCCGTCGGTGAGCCTGAACGCGAGGTCACCCGGGGGCACCGCCGCGCCGAGATCGTACGGGCCCACGGGTCATCCCCTCTCGTCCCGGTCCGGGCTGGTCAGGCGGAAGGCGCGGCAGGGTCCGCCGGGACCTCCGCCTGAGGCTGCGCCGCGCCCGCGGCCTTCGCCGCGGCCAGCGCCGCGTCAGCCTTCGTGATCATGTCGGCGATCACCTGCAGCACCTCCGGGGCTTCCGGCAGGTGCACGGCGCCGGCCAGCGCGACCGTCACCGGGTTCGACGCCGCCTCGCTGACAAACCCGGCCAGGACCGGCAGGTCCTGCTCGACGCGCGCCGCCGCTGACTCAGCGGACGCCCTGATGTGCTGCTCGATGTTCGCCCAGGCCTCAGCCAGACTCATCGCTTGCTCCTTGCTGGCCGCGTGGCGGCCGTCTTCTCCGCCGCCGGGTTATCCGGCGACCCGGCGGACAGCCGGGCGATCCTTGCCTCCAGCTCGGCCGCGTAGGCGTCGGCGTGGACGTCCCTGGCCGCCCGCAGCTCGTGCTGCAGGCGGCCCAGGACGAACGCGCGGTCAGCCACCGGAGGCCGCCGGGAACTTCGCCGCGGCCTTCGCCGGCTTAGCCTGCGGCTCCGGTACGGGCTCAGGCTCAGGTTCCGGCTCAGGCTCCGCCGCGGCCTGCGCCCGCGCCGCCGCGGCGGCCTCGAGCTTCGCGTCCTCAGTGGTGAACCGGCCGTCCGAGTCGGCCATCACGACCTGCTCAGCGCAATGTAGGGGACGCCGCCGGTCAGCGCCGTGAACCCGGACAGGTTCGCCGGCGCGGTCGCCGTCGCGGCCAGCGCCGCGGAGAACGCCATCGGCACCTGCCCGGACACCAGGACGCCCCCGGCCACGCTGGAGCCCGTCATGCCGTCCAGCGCGCCGCCCGCGCCCGACGAGCTGTTGTACAGCGCCACGCCCAGCACGACCGGCCCGTTCGTGCCCGTCGTCCCCGGGTTGGTGCCGACCGTGTACGGCGAGGTGAGCGTGAACTTCTGCAGCGCACCGGAGCCGTGGAACCCGGAAGTGTCGTCGGCCGACTGGAAGATCAGCGTGTCCGCCGTGGTCAGGCCCGTGTAGAGCGCCGCCCAGCCGTGGCTGGCGGTCGCCGCCGTGGCGGTCTTCACGCCGATGCTGATCGCGCCGATCACGTCGCCCTGCTGCACGACCACCGGGTAGACGCACACCGCGTTCACGGTGGGCGTCACGCCCGTGGACAGGATGTCGCGGCGGCTGATCGTGGTGCGGTACGGCTGGGCGGGCTTGCCGTCCAGCATCCACTCCTCGAAGGTGTCCGGGTACCGCCCGGACGTCAGGTCGCTCATCAGAAGTTCACCAGGCCGCCGCCGGAGCCCGTCGACAACGCGGCGCCCGCGGTCGTCCCGCTGCTGGCGTTGCCGTAGGACACGATCCGGGAGTTGGAGTCCTGGTAGCGGTCCTTCATGAACGCCAGGTAGGAGTACACCTGGAACCGGATCTGCAGCGTGCCGGACAGGATCTCCTGCAGCACGCGGGAGCGCATGTCGCCCTCGAAGAGCAGGATGTCGTCCCACACCCCGGCCAGGAACGGGGTGAACGTGTCACCGGATCCGGTGCCGTCCGTCGGCGACACGTGACCGGCGCTGGTCGTGCTCATGGACGGGTTGGTGGTCGCGCCGCCGAACGTCAGCGGGATGTTCGCGTCGAGATACCAGGGACGCCCGAGGATGCTGCCGACCGGGCCCTCGGCCACCACCCCGGGACTGAAGTCCGCGACCGCGTTGAACGGACCCTGGATGCTCGGCACCACCAGCGGGCGGCTGTTGCCGTCTCCGGCCGTTGCCATCGCGTACCACACCGCCGGGTTCGACACGACCGCGGAAACCGGGCGGAACCTGTTCCGGGCGATCTGCGACATCAGCGCGCCGGCACCCTGGTAGAAGCTGTTCGTGCCCACCCATTGCGCGGTCGTGGTACCGGTCACCGTGTTCACGATGACCGCCTCAGTGCTGCCACCGGTGATCGTGCCGTGCGAGTACAGGCCCGTGATCTGCCCGCTGCTGCCAGAGCCCAGCAGCACCTGGCCGTCGACCTGCATCGCATGGTCGGCCATCAGGTCCTGCGTGATCACCGTGTCGAATGCGATCGGCGACTGGTCCAGCAACTGGATCGCCACGTCCTCCTGCCCGGCGACGGTCCGCACCAGCGCGTTGGAGAAGTTGTCCGCCAGGTCCCGCGACGGCACGGAGCCGCCGTCCGAGGTCTGCGGGCCGGTCGCCGTGCCCGTGGTGATGCGCGGCAGGTTGATCGAGTCAGTACCGCCCGGCAGCGGGATCGACCGGCACAGGTTCGCCAGCGTGCGGCCAGCGCGCAGGTACTCGGCATACTGGTCGATGAGCCACAACGGCGGCACGAAGTAACCGCCGGTCCCGTCAGTGCGGTTGATCGCGCGCTGCTCGAAGATCTGCATGCCCGCGTTGTAGAACCGCTCCAGGGCGCGCTCCTCGCGCCGCGTCCCCGTGGCGACGCCCTCGACGCGCTCGCGGGCCAGGCGGGCGCGCTGCTCGGCGCGCCGGGGAAGCTCCACTCGCAGCTCGGCCGCGTGCCGGTTCAGCCGCTCGCGGGACTTCTCCACACCGCCGCCGCCGGTGCCGTTGCTGAAGGAGTCCCGGGCCAGGTCAAGCCAGTACGAATTCGGGCCGTGCTGCCCGTACGTCATCGGCTCAGAGGTGACCTGCACGCCGGACGCGCGGGCACCGGAGCCGTGGTCGTCGGCGACACCGGGGTCGCCTGCGCGGGCGGCGCGGGCGCGCTCCTCACGCTGCGCCTCGTCCCGCAGGTCATCGATCCGCTCGCGAAGGGCCCCGATTTCCTTCCGGGTCTCCTGATAGCGGGTTTCCTCGTCGGCGGACAGGTCCCGCCCGGCGCCGTTGTTGGCCGCCGCGGCGGCGGACAGAAGCTCGCGGTTCGCCGTGACCAGCGACGCGCGGCGCGTCTCAAGCTGGCCGATAAGATCGTTCGCCGGATCGCCGCCGGCGATGAGCCGGATCGGCTGCCCGCTCTTGCGGTAGCCGATGATGTCACCCGGGAAGGGCGGCAGCCTGCCAGGCATTTACGCCTCCACGCAGAAGATGGTCTGGGAAACCACGGATCATCTGCGTGGCGGCTGCCGCGTGGCGCCAGGCCCCTTACGAGGCGGGCGCCGGGGCGGGAACCCCGGGGCGAATCACACCCGTGTAACTCCTGCCAGTATGCAGGCCGTCAGCGGGCCGCGGCAAGTTCCTCAAGCTCAAGCTCCCGCATCCGCAGTTCCAGCCGCCGCGCCGCCGAGAACTGCGTCTCCTCGCCCGGGATCCCCGTGGAGCCGTCCACTGTCACGTTCGCCGACTGGCCGAACGTGTGCCCGTGCGGCTCGCACTGCCAGTCACCCATGTCGTCGTCGGTGCCCGACACGTCATGCGGCGCCGCCGCCGCGTCATAGTCCGGGGCATTCGACAGGTTCAGGTCATCGGCCGCGCTCGCCCGGTGCTCGAGTAGCTGCCCGGACGACTTCTCCTCGCCGAACCCCGGCAACGTGGACACGTCCACGCCCAGTTCCTTCGCCCGGCGCCGGATCAGCGCCTGCGCGGCCTTCCAGTCACCGTGATGCGACGCGGCGAGAACGGCGGCCGAGTGAAGCTGGGCGATGTTGTTGATCGGATATGACTTGTCCGGCAGCGAGTTCCCGGCCGCGTGCGCCCTGTCCCGCTCCGCCTGGCTGACCGACAGCAGCTCGTACGGGATTCCGGCCGCGCGGCCCTCCCCGCCGTCAGCGCCTGGCAGCGGGCGCAGCTGGCGGCCGTCCGCCGACCAGTA